AAAATTTTTCCCGCGCAAGTACGTGTATTGTCGTGGCTTTGGCAGTGACGACCAGTTGTTTTGCCATAATAACAGCAAGGCTAATTTGGTCCGAGCCATACACGAACGCGTATTTCGCGTTTCCGGGGAGGGTGGGTTAGTGCTCCCCCCGAGGCCAAGTCCTGGCGTTTTCCACAGCAATTTGGAACACGTCCAGGAGATATTTCGTGAGCATTTTGTAGGACGCACTTATGCCCCGGCAACCGATAGCCAGTTTTTGGCGGGAGTTCCGGCAGCAAAACGTAAGGTCTATGCACGTGCTATTACGAGATATTATAGTGGTGGATTGCACTCCAGCCAATGTGGGGTGAGTGCGTTTGTAAAGTTCGAGAAACAGGTCAGCGATGATGCGAAGCCTGATCCAGCTCCTCGGGTTATCCAAACGCGGTCACCAGTGTACCACTACCGTCTTGGTCGGTATACTAGAGTGATAGAACATGAAATATATAAAGGATTAGATGGTTTATTTGGGGGTCCTACAGTTATGAAGGGGTACAACCCTGACCAGGTCGCAACACACATAGTTGAGGCTTGGAACTCGTTTAGCGATCCAGTTGGCATCCCGTTGGATGCCAGCCGGTTCGACCAACATTGCTCAATTGATGCTCTCAAATGGGAACACAATCAGTATAGATTTTTGTTTCCAGGTGAGAGAGAGCTAAGTTGGTTGTTAAAGCGACAGGAGCGTAACAAGGGCTATGGCGACTATCCCGGCGGACAGATTAAGTATCAAACCGTCGGGTGCCGGATGAGTGGGGATATGAACACTGGGCTTGGCAACTGTTTGCTAATGGTCTGCATGATGCGTGCATTTTGCGACCATTGCAAAGTCAAAGCACGGTTAATAAACAACGGTGATGATTGTGTGTTGCTGGTTGAACGTGATAGGTTGGCACATGTAACCCATGAATGTGCCCCATGGTTTATTCGCATGGGGTTTAACATGAAGTTTGAGGGCGACATAGCTTATCGAATTGAACATATAACGTTCTGCCAACTACGTCCCGTTCGTACGCCGACTGGTTACACCATGGTTCGAGACCTGAAGAGTATCGTTAAGGATGCTGCCAGTTTGCAACCCAACATCGACGGCGTTTATGCCTGGATGGGGGCCGTCGGTGAGTGTGGTTTGGCACTTGCTGGTGACATCCCAGTTTACGGGGCGATTTATGCGGCATATTGCCGCCACGGTTCGGCCGGTGGTGTAAGGAATCACAACAATTTCCGAAACACGGGTATGGCCATTGCTAGCCGTCGTATGAATCGTTTTGCCAATGGCCCGGTGGCGGACATTACCAGGGTGAGTTATTATCTTGCGTTTGGTATTAGTCCTACCCACCAGGTAATCATTGAAAACCGCTTCAATGAGTTGGTTGCTGGGAGTGATGCGTCTCCGTTTACACTCCACCATTTGCCCAAAGGGATTACTATTTAATTATAAAATTTCACGGAAATACACCGTTTATCAAGTATTATGGCTAAGACTAAAGCTACCTCAAAGGGTGGCCAAAACGCTTCTATCCAGAGCCTTAACAGCCGTGTAGACCGCATCATGAAGATGATACCCAAGGGTACATTTAGTAATGTTGGTACTGCGGCTGGAATGGCTGCTGGTGGCCCTGCTGGGGCCACCATTGGACGTGTCATTGGATCAGGGCTGTCTGCAATCACTGGTTACGGAGATTATGAGGTTAGCATGAACACCCTTAACAAGGTTTCCACTTCGGTGGACATGGTTCCTGCTTTCGTACGTAACGACCATAGTGTCCGGGTGACTCATCGTGAGTTTGTCCGGGACTTGGTTGTGCCTGATGACCCTTCGGGGTTCGTCAACGCAACGGAACGAATCAACCCCACCAATTCTCTCCTTTTCCCGTGGTTGGCTTCTATGGCACGCCAGTACCAACAGTATCGCATTCATGGTATGATTGTGGAGTACAAGTCTATGAGCAGTGACTATGCAGCATCCGGCCCATTGGGAACCGTCTGCATTGCCACCAATTATAACGTTCTCGACAAGCCATACGCCTCCAAGATTGCACTGGAGAACTCTGAGTTTGCTGTTTCATGCAAGCCCAGTATGTCTCTGGTCCACGCCTTGGAGTGTGATCCCAAGGTGACTGGCAGAGACATCCTGTATGTGCGTGATTTGTATGCACAGTCCACTGACACTTCCGACGCGCGTCTTTATGATGCGGGTCTCCTTCAAATCGCTACTGCCGGACTACCTGGTACCCCTGGGTCAACCATGGGTGAGATTTGGGTTTCTTATGACATTGAGTTCTATAAGCCCGTCTTGCCCGTGGGCGTCT